GACCAGATCGGCTCGCTGCCCGTTCACGCCGAGCGCAACGGCGAAATGGTCGAAACGCCGGCACTGCTCGCAGCTCCCGAGGTCGACCGGACCCGCTCCGAGTTCATGGCCGCCCTCGTCACGTCGCTGCTGGTGAACGGGAATGCGTACCTGCTTGCCGGTAGCCGCAACAGCCTCGGGTTCGTGCAGAACGTCGTCCTGCTCGACCCTGAAGCCATCCAGGTGTTCATGCTTGACGGCCGGCCGCAGTACCGCACGTCCCGAGGCGCGCTCAATCCCGAGGACGTGCTGCACATCCGCAACTTCACGCTGCCCGGCCACGTCGTCGGATACGGCCCGCTTGACTACAACCGGCAAAGCATCGCCCAAACGCTCGCCGCCGACCAGTACGCAGCACAAGCGTTCACGACCGGCGCGCTGCCCGACGGCGTGCTGCACTCCGAAAACGAGATCACCAGCGAGCAGGCCCAGGACTTGAAAGCGGCGTGGATCGCTGGCAACGGCGGCCGGCAACGAGGCCCGGCCGTGCTGTCTGGCGGCGTCAAGTACCAGCCGCTGGAGTTCTCGTCGGTCGACATGGAGCTGCTAGACAGCCGCCGGTACAACGCCGAACAAATGTGCACGCTGTTTGGTGTCCCGCCGCACCTTGTCGGCGTGCCCTCTGACGCAGGCTCAAAGACCTACAGCAACGTCCAGCAGGACTCGCAGTTCTTCGTCCGCTTCACGTTGCGGCCGCTGGCAATCAAGATCGAGGAAGCGCTGTCGACGCTGCTGCCTCGAGGTCAGCGGGCCGTGTTCAACTTCGACGCTGTGCTGCGAGCAGACACACAAACACGATACGACGCATACGAAACCGGTCTGCGGGCCGGCTTCCTGACCATCGACGAAGTCCGAGCTTTGGAGGGCTTGACGTGACCGAAATCGAAACAAGGACCGTCAGCTTCGACGGCATCGAGACACGCACAGAAGATGGGTTTCGCTACTTGCGAGGCGTAGTCGTGCCTTGGGCCGGCGAATACCGCATGCCAAACGGCCTCACCGAGAGCTTTGAGCGTGGCGCATTTACAAAGACGCTCAAAGAACGTGGCCACAAAATCCCGCTCTACCAGCAGCACGAGTCGAGCTCTACGCTGCCAGTCGGTCGCAGCGTTTCGTGGGAAGACACACACGACGGACTTGTTGCGGAGTTCCGCATGGCCCGCACTGAACGAGCAACCGAAGTGTTGTCACTTGCAAAAGACGGCATGGTCACCGGTCTTTCGGTCGGCTTTATCCCCGTGCGTTCCCGCACCGAGACACGGTCAACCGGCCAGCACGTCGTGCGAGTCGAGGCCCGTATGCACCACGTCGGCTTTGTCGATACCCCGGCGTATGAGGAAGCGCGCGTGCTCAGTGTGCGTCAGTTTGACGCCGACGACCCCGAGATCGCACCGAGGCTCGCCCGCTGGCGTGGAGCGTTTGCATGACGATGAAGTCCGAGCAGCTGACTGTCGGCCTTACCGCCGCACGCATCCTTGATGACGAGAACACCAACCGGCACGTCTACTTCCACGACGACAGCTCGCACCCGATCTACCTCGGCGGCTCAGACGTCACCACCAGCAACGGCCTCGAAATCCCGAAGAACTCGCTGCTGGAAATCTTCATCCCAGCAAACGAAGAACTGTGGGCCGTGTCCGACAACGTTGACCAAACCGTGAGCATCCTTTACCAGACCGACTGATCTGATAGATTCACCCGAAACCCACGTTGCGCCGCTGGAAGCGCCGCCCGCCAGCTACGGGCACCCGGCCAGCACCCGACACCCCACCACCCCTACCAAGAAAGGCGCAACCGTGCGTTTGCTTGACCAGCTCGTCGAAGAACGAGCAGAACTCAGCGAAACCGTCGACGGCATCCTGACCCGTGCAGCTGACGAATCCCGTGACCTGACCGAAGCCGAGGACAAGAACCTCGCCGACCTCAAGGCCCGAGCCGATGCCCTCGACGAGCGCATCACCGAGCTTCGTGCCATCCAGGTCGCGAACCTCGAAGCGGCAAAGCTTCGTGCCGAGGTCGCTGCAACCGACGAACCCGAGGCCCGTTCGGCCGCCGGCGTCGTCCAGGTCCACAGCGAGCCGCTTACCTACTCCGAGCGCAGCAACCACAGCTTCTTCTCGGACATGTACCACGCGCAGACCTACGGCGACACCGAAGCCCAGGCCCGCCTGGCTCGTCACCGTGACGAGATGGCTGTCGAGCACCGTGACGGCACGACCGCCAGCTTCTCCGGGCTCGTGGTCCCGCAGTACCTCACTTCGCTTGCGGCCGAGCTCGCCAGAAGTGGTCGCCCGTTTGCTGACCAGTGCACCTCGCTGCCGCTCCCGGCCGACGGCCTCACCGTGAACATCTCGCGTGTGACCACCGGCTCCAGCGCTGCAGTGCAGGCCGCCGAGAACGACGCCGTGTCCGAAACGGACATCGACGACACGCTGCTCACCGCCGACGTGCGCACCATCGCCGCCGGCCAGCAGCTCAGCCGTCAGGCCGTCGAGCGTGGCACCGGCGTCGACGCCCTCGTGGCGGCCGACATGCTCGGCGCGATGGCGACCACCCTCGACAACCAGCTGCTCAACGGCACCGGCTCGTCCGGTCAGCTCCTGGGCCTCAGCAACGTCGCCGGCACGAACACCGTGACCTACACGGACGCGTCGCCGACCGCCGCCGAGCTCTACAGCAAGATTGTCGACGGCATCCAGCAGGTCAACAGCAACCGGTACGCCGGTGCCGACCTCATCGTCATGCACCCCCGCCGCCTGGCGTTCATGCAGGCCGGCGTCGACGGCAGCAACCGCCCGCTGGTGGTGCCCTCGCAGAACGTCCCGCAGAACGCTATGGGCGTCGGACCGGTCGCCGGCTACGGCAACACCGGTGCGTCGATCGCTGGCCTTCCGGTCGTGACCGATGCGAACGTCATCACCAACGGCGGCGCTGGCGGCGATGAGGACCGCATCTACATCGTGCGTCGTGCCGACATGCTGCTGTTCGAGGACGCCGGTGCGCCGGCCCTCGTGCGCATGGACCAGACCGCCGGTCTGAACCTGACGGTGACGATGGTTGCGTACCAGTACGCGACCTTCATCCCGGGCCGCTACCCGGCGAGCATTTCCGTCATCAACGGAACCGGCCTCGCAGCCCCGACCTTCTGATAGGTCCCCCTTCGTCGGTCGGGCCGGTACCAGTCCCGGCCCGGCCGACACCCCTACTTCGAGGAGTTCAACATGTCCGAAGCGCTCTGGGACAAGCAGGCCCCTAGCCGGGTCCAGAAGCCCGCAGAGGCCGTCGAGGCCGCACCGGTCAAGAAGGCCGCCAAGAAGGCCAAGAAGGCCTGACGATGGCGTACACGTCGCTTAGCGTGCTCAAGGACTACCTCGGCATTCCGAGCGGCACCACGTCCGAAGACACGCCGCTAACCGCAGCGATCAACGCTGCGCAGGACCTGGTCGACGGGTACTGCAACACGACGTTCGAGACGGTCACCGAGGCGCGTGTGTACCGTGCCGACGATCCGCAGGTTTTGCTCGTCGACCAGTTCCACACCCTCACCGGCCTCGTCGTCAAAACCGACACCAACAACGACGGCACCTACGACACAACGCTGACCATCACGACCGACTTCGTGGTGCAGCCGTTCAACGAACCGCCGTTCACGTCGCTACTCAACGTGTCCGGCGACTGGCCCCGGTACTTCTCCGGCCGGCCAGCCGTCGAGGTCACAGCGGCCTACGGCGACCAGAACAACGCAGCCGTCCCATACGCAGTGCAGCAGGCCGCACTTATTCTCGCCGCACGCCTGTACCAGCGCAAAGCATCCCCGCTCGGCATCATGACCGGCTTCGCTGACTACGGCATCGCCCGCATCAGCCGCCAAGACCCCGACGTCGCTGCGCTGCTCCAGCAATACAAGCGGCTCGCGACCGCCTGATGGCCGACTACACCGCCATTCGTGACGGCCTCGCTGCGCAGCTTGAGACTGTGCCGACGTTCCTGACCGTGCACGCCACCGTCCCCAACCGCATCGTCGCACCGGCGGCCGTCGTCGTTCCTGGCCGGCCCGTCGCCACCTACCACGACAGCATGATCGGCAGCGGCGGCTCGCTCACCGTGTTCAACTTCGAGCTGGTCTGCGCCGTCCAATCCATGACCGAGGAATTTGCCCAGGACGCCCTCGACGACCTCATCAGCGGCCCGAACAGCGTGCCGGCAGCTGTCGAGGCCGACCCGACCCTCGGCGGCGCAGCGACGACGTGCCAGGTTCGCCAGGCCGTCGACTACGGCGTGGTAGCCTTTGCAGATACCGAGTTCATCGGTGCCCGTTTTCTCGTGGAGGTCTACGCACGATGACCAGCTACACCGTCACGTCACACAAGCTCGTCGGCCATGCGCACGGCGACACTGTGAGCGACGACGACCTCGAGGGCGCGAACGTGCCCGCATTGATCGCAGCAGGCCACCTGGCCGAAGCGAAACCGAAAAACAGCCGAAAGGCCAACCCAGAAAGTGAGGCCGACTGATGGCCGTTTTTCTTCAGAATGACGTGCAGGTGACCGTCAACAGCGTCGACCTGACCGACCACGTGGCGTCAATCACGTGGACCGAAACCGCTGACGAGCTTGAGACCACGGCGATGGGGGACAGCAACCGCACTCGCATCGGTGGCCTGAAGGACGGCAGCGTCTCGATCGAGTTCCACCAGGACTTCGGTGCGTCGTCGGTGTACGCCACCCTGTACCCGCTGCTCGGCACCGTCACCACCGTCGAGATGACCCCGACCAGCGACGCAGTCGCAGCGACGAACCCGAAGCACTCCGCCTCGGCCCTCGTCACCGAGCTGCCCATCATCGATGGCAGCGTGTCCGACCTGGCCACCGTGTCGGTGACCTGGCCGCTGTCCGGCGCAGTCACGGTGGACACCACGCCCTGATGCTTGATCTCTCCATCTCAACTCGACTGGCCGATGAGACGGAGCCAGTCACAAGCAAACCCACGATGGGCACGCTGCTTCAGCTGGAGCGGTACTTCAACCTGCCAAGCGCCATCGAGGCGTTGCAGCAAACGAAAATCGAGCATGTGGCGTGGCTGGCGTGGGAATCACGCCGGCACGCCGGGCTCGTGGTGCCGACCTGGGAAAAGTTCCGAGACACGCTTGTCGACATCGAGTTCGACAGCGACAACGACACCCCTTTAGCCGAAGGGGAACCGCCTACGGCATAGCGTCGTTGGCACTCGCGACCGGGCAACCGATCAGCGAGCTTGAGAACGCTTCCCCGGCCGTCATTCGTGCGTTGCAGGCGATACTGAAAGAGCGTCAGCAGGCGCAAGAAAAAGCAGCACGGAGGCGCTGACGATGGCACAACCCGCAGTCCGAATCGAGGGCGGCAGGGAGCTGCGTCGCAAGTTCCGTGAAGTCGGCGACGACATGACCGACCTGAAAGACCTGCACAAAGAGCTCGCTGACGACGTCGCTGGCACGGCAAAGACCAAAACGCCGGTGCGTAGCGGCCGGCTGCGCAACTCGGTCCGAGGTTCCGGCACCAAAACCGCTGCGCGAGTTCGTGCCGGCAACAACCGGAAGAGCGGCCCGACCTCGGTGCCCTACGCCGGCCGCATCCACTTCGGCGACCCTGGCAGCCCCACCCGTGGCCGTATCAGGCCCCAGCCGTTCCTGTACGAAGCCCTCGACGATCGCCGCCAGCAGGTCGTCGACCGGTACAACGACCAGGTGCGGGCGATCATCAAGCGCACGTTCTAGGATTGCGACATGGCAGCAGGCTCAAGCGTCATCAACGTCGCCATTCTCGGCGACGCTAAGCAGTTCAAGCGTGCTGTCGGTGAGGCAGGCGACAAGCTCAGCAGGTTCGGCAGCAAAGTCGGCACCGTCTCGGCAAACGTCGTCAAAGGCTTCGGTGTCATGGGCGCTGCGGCCGGCGGCCTGGCCGTCGTTGTCGGCAAACAGCTGTTCGACGTCGGCGAGGAACTGACCGCCCTCGACCAGAAGATCGGCACCGTATTCTCCGGCGACTCGCTGGACACTGTTACGGGCTGGGCTGACGAGGTCGCTGCCCGGATGGGCCTCACCTCGACACAGGCGGCCGGGCTTGCTGCTAACGCCGGCGACCTGCTCAAGCCGATGGGGTTCACGGCTGACGAAGCCGCCAACATGTCGACCGAGATCATCGGCTTGGCCGGTGCGTTGTCCGAATGGTCCGGCGGGCAGCGTTCAGTCGAAGAAACCGCCGAAATCCTGTCGAAGGCGCTGCTCGGCGAACGTGACTCGCTCAAGTCGCTCGGCATCTCGATCAACCAGGCCGAAGTCGACCAGCGTGCCCTGACGATCGCACAAGAGCAAGGCCGAGAAGCCATCACCGCCCAGGACAAAGCGCTCGCAACGCAGG